TTCTGTGCCGATTAAATTATCCTTAATGTCTTTGATTCTACTCATTTAATTCCTAGTTCTTTCTCTGTAATGACTTTAAATTGCCATTGTCTATCAGCACAATATTCTCTTGCTTCTTTCCATTTTGCTTGGTTTGTAGCATATGTATATGCCTCAGTAATATATCTTCTAGTTTGCCTTTTTGGTTTTTTAGGTGGACTACATTGTTTTAAAGGTTTAACTTCTATTACATATTTTTTTATAGTACCATTACTTTCTCTTACTTTCATATAGAAATCTGGAAAATATCTATGAGGTCTACGATCTACAGGAGACACATAGGGTATTGCTATTTCTTCACTTGCCCATTCTAATACGTTTGCATTTTGATCACAGTAAACCATAAATTTCCTTTCCCACAATGATCTAAAAGTTATATTTGTAGGATCACCTTTATATTTGTGGGGAAAAGTTGGATAAAACTTTCCTTTATAAGCCATCTAAATAGAAATGATATAGTAGAACTATTTAGAGTGCCTGTTCCAATACCAAAGAAGATATCTCAAATTCTTCCAACATTCCAAAATGTTGCTCAAACTTCTCACTACTTAGTTAATTTTGGTCTTCCGTCTAAAGGATTGAAAGAACATTTACAAGCTAGAGGAGTTGATCATAGATTTCATATGAATGAAATTGGATTATTATGTAGTGCTGCTGTTTTGCCTGGATCTGCTTTTGCAACTGAACTTGTGCGAGGTAATTTTCAGGGCGTTATGGAAACTATGCCTCATACTAGAAACTTTACTGAAATAACTTTAGAATTTTATGTTGATAATGAATATAAGTCACTTAAATTCTTAGAACATTGGATGGAATATATTACTGCTGGATCTGGAGCAGATCCTTCAGATGATGCATATAACTTTAAATTAAATTATCCAGAAGATGATAAGACAGGTTATAAATCTAATACAACAACTATTACAAAGTTTGAAAGAAATTATAGGCAAAGACTTGAATATACATTCCGTGGATTATTTCCGAAATCATTAAGTATGACAAGGGTTGCTTATGCAAATTCTCAAGTATTGAAAACATCAGCAGCTTTTGCATTTGATAGGTATGTTTGTGGTTCAGACAGATCTTCAGATAGGAGAAGAGGTACTGATAATAATAAGGTTAGTTCTAATTCTGCAGCTAATAAATTATATAATAAAAAAACAGCTTCACTTACACCTGGAAATATTGAGTTGTTAAATTCATCTCAAGCAGAATTAGAATCTCTTAAAAATTATGCGTCTAAACTGGGTGACAAATTATATGGTACTCCTAGTGGTGGTGGTAGTGTTATAAGTGAGGGTAGGGTACTTTAAGAAAACCCCTATAAATAAAATTACTGAATTGTATAGATTATGCCTTTACCAAAAATTTCGACACCTTCTTATGAGTTGGTAATTCCTTCATCTAAAAAGAAAATTAAGTATAGACCTTTTTTAGTTAAAGAAGAAAAAATACTAATTTTGGCTATGGAAAGTCAAGATAGTAAACAGATAGCAAATGCCGTTAAAGATGTAATTTCATCTTGTGTTATAACAAGAGGAATAAAAGTTGATAAGTTATCTACCTTTGATATTGAATATCTATTTCTTAATATTCGTGGAAAATCTGTTGGTGAAGAAGTTGAAATTATGGTAACTTGTCCTGATGATGGTAAGACTCAAGTTCCTACTATTATTAATCTAGATGAGATACAAGTTGAGATTTCTAAAGATCATTCAAGAGATATTAAGTTAGATGATGAATATACAATGAGAATGAAGTATCCTTCATTAGATGAATTTATTAAAACTAATTTCTCAACAGGTGATATTAATGTTGATGATACTTTCAAATTGATTTCATCTTGTATTGATCAGGTTTATTCTGAAGATGAATCTTGGACATCTGCAGATTGTACTAAAAAGGAATTGAATGAATTTGTTGAACAGTTGAATTCTAAACAATTCAAAGATGTTGAAAAGTTTTTTGAGACAATGCCCAAACTTTCTCATACTGTTAAGGTAACTAATCCTAATACAGAAGTAGAAAATGAAATTGTATTGGAGGGATTGCAGAGTTTTTTCGTGTAAGTATGGCTCATGAAGACCTTGAGTCATACTTTAAAGTAAATTTTGCTTTGATGCAACACCATAAATATAGCTTAACAGAGTTAGAAAACATGATTCCTTGGGAGAGAGAAATATATTTAACTCTACTTCAACAATATATTGAAGAAGAAAATTTAAAAGCACAGCAAGCAGCAAATGGCTGAAATAGCATCACCAATAGGAAGAAGTATAAGAGCAATTAGGAGAACCTTTTCTTCTAGTTTATTTTCACCTGCTGCTACTGCACCTACACCTGCTCAACCAGATCCTAAATTAGTACAATTAATTGTTAGAAATACTAATGCAGTAAATTCTGTTACTGTTCAATTAACTAATGTTTCTAATCAAGTTAATATTTTAACGTCATCTTTAAATTCAATATCTCAGAGTTTAGCTTTAAATGCTCAATTAGATCAACAGAGAGCAAATGCTGAACTTAATAGACAGCAGCAATTAGCACAATTAAAACTTAGAGAAGGAAAAGAAAGTCAAATAGAGAAAAAGATGCAAGATGCATTGATAAAACCTATTGCTGCGGTAGCTCAAAAAGCATCAAATATATTAGGAGCTTTAAGTCAATATTTTACAACTATATTATTTGGTTGGTTGGGAACCCAGAGTCTTGAGTATTTACGTGCTCTTGCAACTGGTAATAAAGAAATGTTGAAGAAAATACAGGGTACGATAGTAACTGGTTTATTGATTGCAGGTGGTTTGTTTATAGGTGTTAATGTAGCTATTACAGCATTAACATTATCTCTTCAAGGACTTGCTAAAAGACTTCTTAACTTTACTTTTAGGAAATTAATAAAAGCACCATTTGTAAGTCTGATAAACGTATTCAGAGGATTGGCAGGAGCAAGTTTACTTGGTGGTGGTATAATGGGTGGGCTTGGAAAAAATATTCGTCCTCCTGCAATAACAAACCCAAATCAGATGTTACCTGGAAAACAGGGATTCTTTGGTAAGCTTGGCAATTTCCTTAAAGGTGGAACGGCATACGGAATGTTTGATGCTGGTTTAGATATAGTGGGAGGTAAAAATCCTCTTGGTGCAATAACTGATAGTGCTGGTGGTGTATATGGATCGAGAGTAGGAACCAATGTATTGGGTAAAATTTTAGGTAAGAGATTCAAATGGTTAGCTCCAATACTTGGATTTGTAGGAGGTAAACAACTAACTCAAGGAACTAGAGAGGCTTTGACTGGTAATTTGTTTAGTGGTGACATGCAACAAGGTGCTGAACCAGAAATGACAGAAGCAGAGAAGTTAGCATGGGCAAATAGTATTAATCCTGGTGATCAACCAATAGATACACCTCCTGAACAAAAAATGGAAGGAAATCGTGGATTTCTTGGTTGGAGATCTTCTGTTGATTGGTTAACAGGTGGAATGACTGATTTAGATAAAAAAGGAAGTGATTTTAATCTTATTAATCCTAAGTCACAGAAAACAACCCAATTAAAAGAAGCTGATCTTAGTTTAGCAGAACCTGCACCAGAACTTGTTGCTATGGGTGGTGGAGATGGATCACAAGGAAAAGATCAATCTATTAGTTCTGGAACTGGAAGTATGGGTGGATCTGTACCTAGAATACCTTCATCTAATAATGACAATACTTATATCTTTAATGGATTAAGAGAATATCAAATAGCACCTGCATAAGATAAATGGCAACTACAGAAACGGTTAAGGGACTATTACTCAGATCTTCTATTAACCTCAAAGCTATAAACGAATCAACCAGATCTTTTTCTGAAGGAATGACGAAAGCTAGGCTTTCTACTCAGAAGATTGCTTCAAGTTTGGAGGAATCTAATAGAATAAAGAAGAAGATGATAGCTAGTGATGATACATGGTTTAGGAAAAGGAGAAATGCTGTAAAGAGAAAAGAAAATGAAGATCTTATGGAGGCTGGTAGTATAGGTGGTGCAGTAAAGAGAACAGGAAATGCACTTGCAGATAGTACCAAAGGATTCTTAGGTAGAATTATGGATTTTGTTGGTGTTATTATGGTTGGGTGGTTAGCAAGTAATCTACCAAGAATTATCAAAGGTGCTCAAGAATTGATGAAGAAAATACAGGGTGTTGTTGATATAACTACTGGTTGGTTCAATTTTGTTGTTAGTATATTTACGGGATTGGGTTCTACTCTAGAACAACAGCAAGATTCTGTCACTAATAGTAACCTTACATTACAGAAAGAATCTGGAGCAGTTGAAAAGGAACTTAATAATGTTCGTCGTGGAGTTAATGTAATGGAAATGGAGATACTGGATGGATTTAATCAGTATAATGCTGCTGTTGATGAAGAAAATAAAAAAAGAGGAAAGAAAGATGAAAATAAAGATGGTGCAGAGGGACAACAAAATCAATGGTGGGATTTTCTTGATTTGTTCCCAAATAAAGAAAAGGAACAAGAGGTTGAAACAGATCAAGAATCTGATGAAAATCAAGTAGAATCTGAACAGGAATCTGATAATATTCAGGTAGATTCAGATAAAGATAAAGTTGCTAATCTTAAAACACAACAAAATAATAAGGAAAATGATAGAGGTCCTGATGTAAGAGGATTAGATGGTGAAGAGTTATCACCCGAAATTGAAGCAGAACAGGAAGATGCATTAGAACAAAGTGGTTTTGAAATGTATGAAGAGGGAACATCAAGAGTTCCAAAAGATGGACTAGCATATCTTCATAAAGATGAAGCTGTCATACCTAAGAAGAGTGTTGACAAATTAGGACCTGAATTTATTACTAAAATGATTCAAGGTAATGTTGATACTACTAGTGGTAAATTACAGGAAGCAGGAAGTTTAATGAAAAAACTTGTTGCAGAACAGTCAGAACAGATGAAAGGTGTTGATGGAATATTTGATGATATGCAGGCAAGTATTGATAAATTGAAAAAGAAAAAGAAAGAGGATAAAGGAAATCGTGGATTCTTGGGTTTGAGGTCTGCTGTTGATTTTATGACTGGTGGACTAACTGACTTAGATAAAAAAGGAAATGAATTTAATCTTATCAACCCTAAGAACAAAAAGGAGAAAATACAAAAATTAAAAACTCCAAGAAAAGGGTCGAAGGTAATTATGTTAAATAATGAGAGTAGCAATTCTTCTCCTGTTGGTGGACAACCATCACTCAGTAAACCAAGTGGTGGTATTAGAAGATTATCTAGTGATACTAGTTCATTTTATAGAAAGATTGCTTCAGCATCAATATACGCATATACTTAAATGTCAGCAGTAGATCCATCAATATACGAGGAAATTATAATTGAATCAGCAGACGGTTCAAAGACAGTTGATATAGCTGCTGGTACTATTATGATTGATTATTATGAAGATATTCTTTCACCTACAATTACTGTTAAGTTGCAAGTTGTAAATGATGGTGGTAGTATAGAAGGAGAAGATGGTAAATTACAGACCGTATATAATGGTTTACCTTTAAGAGGTGGGGAACGAGTTAAACTTAAGATTGCTGGTAATACTAGACATAATCCAGGACTTGATTTTGCTTCTCAAGAAGACAAATACTTATATGTTTCTAGTATTACTAATGTATTGTCTAAGACTGAAAGTGAATCATTTACTTTGAATTTAGTTTCTCGTGAAGCATTAACTAATGAAACAACAAGAGTAGGTAGAAAATTTCCTACTTCTCTTAAAATTAGTGAGTCTGTTAAAAAAATTATTAAGGATAAAAAGTATTTAAGTACTAATAAATCGCTAGTGATTGATGAAACTCAGAATAAGTATGGTTTCGTTGGTAATATGAGGAAACCTTTTACTGTATTAACATGGTTAGCTTCTAAGAGTGTTCCTGGAAAAAATAAGAAGAGTTCTGGGACTGCTGGATATTTCTTTTATGAAACTAGAACTGGATATAAATTTAGATCTATTGATAGTATGATAGCTGGAGAACCTTTTGGTAAGATTTATCGTTTTACTGAGGTTATTCAAAAAGGACCAGGTACTGATTATAAAATTATAAATTATAGTACAAATCAAAATCAAGATTTGATAGGTAATTTGCAAAGAGGAACATATTGTAGTCAAAGGATGTTTTTTAATCCTTATACTTTTGAATATACAGATCCTGCAAAGGGTTTATTTAAATTAGAAGATTATAGGAAGAATACTGAAAATTTGGGTAAGGATATAAAATTACCAAGGATACATCCTGATGATGATAGAACTTTAGGTGATATTCCTAGTAGAAATGTTACAGCAGTTCTTGATGTTGGAACAATGGAAAAGGATGCTTCTACTGACTCAAAGAATGCTGATCCTGGTAAAACACAATCTCAAGCTATGATGAGGTATAACACCTTATTTACACAATTAATTTCTATGACAATACCATCAAACACTAATTTGGAAGCTGGTAATATTGTTGAATGTAGTTTTCCTAGAATTACTAGAGGTGATAAAAAAGATGATGATCCAGAGCAAAGTGGTCTATATATGATTAAGGAATTGTGTCATCATTATGATCCTAATGGATCATATACTTCGTTAAAATTAATAAGCGATACATTCGGATCTAGACCAGCATGATAGAACAGTCACTATTAAAAAGTAATTTTGTAGGAAGAGATGGTTTTCGCTGGTGGATAGGACAAATCGCACCAGAGGAAGCTCAAGGTGATCAAATAAATCAAGAGGGATCTGCTTGGGGAAATAGGATCAAAGTTCGTATTATGGGATATCATCCCCAAGATCTTACTGAATTGAAGAATGAAGATCTTCCTTGGGCACAGGTTTTATTACCAACAACTGCAGGATCTGGTGGTGCTGATAGATTTAGATCTATTAGATTGAGTCCAGGTGATAGTGTATTTGGATTCTTTCTTGATGGTGATGATGCACAACTACCTGTTATTGTAGGTCTTTTTGGTAGAACTAAAGGACAGTTTCCATCTAAAGATTATAGTATGCCTTTTGCACCTTTTACTGGGTATACTTCTAAGATTACTAATGATGGTTCATATTTCTTGAAGACTGAGGTTGGTGAGCAATCTTCTAGTGCTCAACCATTACCAGTTCAACTTTCTGAGAAGTTAGTTAACAAAGTAAATGAAAAATTAGAAGATGTTGAAAAATTAAGATCTACTCATCCTGTTATAGGTAAAGTTATTAATCTTGCTAGTAATGAATCAACATCTGCAATAGGTGAAATGAAGGATCAAGTTGGTGGATTAGTTGATGATATTCAAGGTATGGTTGGTGATGGTAAGTTATCTGAATTATCTGGAGCAGCAAAACAATTATCAAAGAAAAAAATAGGTATTGTTACTGACAAACTTACTGGATTATCTGGTGGAATGGCAGCGAGTATGATGAGTAATCTTACTAGTGAAATGGGACCTAAAGCGAATGGTGGGTTGAAAAAGTTATATAAAAAAGTATTTGGTACAGTTTTTGCTGCTACTAAGAGTCGTTCATTAGCTAAAAAAGCTGGTGCTAAAGCACAAGCAGCTTTACTTAAACCTCTTAAAGCTATTGAAGAGGGTATGCCTTGTATTATGCAGAATATTATAGGTGGTTTGAAAGATACTATTAGTGGAATGCTTAGTGGAATATTAGAGAATGTTCAAAATTTTGTATCTTGTATTGGTGATCAATTTATTGGTGGGTTGATGAATCAAATCATTGGTGGTATTACTAAAGGTCTTGCACCACTTTTGGGTGGAATATCTAAAATATTAGGTGGATTTAGTCCTGGCGATTTCTTACGAGGAAAGGCAGAAGCATTACTTAATATTGCTAAAATGTTTGAGTGTGAGACACCACCAAAAGCATCTGGTCAGGAAGTTACCAAGTGGGTTCTAGGTAAAGGACCAGTGGAAGCTGCTGAGATTGCTATTGATAAGATATTATCTGTTGCCAATACTGCAGATAGTTTAACACAAAATTTAGTTGGTGGTGTTCAGGATTTGAGTATTGCTGGTGGTAGTTTAGGAGTATTTGATTTTATGAATCCAAGTGTATCTGTTCCTAAGTTTAAGAGTCCATTGGGTGAATGTTATGGTGGTCCTCCATTAAAATGTGCTGGAATTAAAGTTAGAATTTTTGGTAGTAATGGAGTTGGTGCTAATGCTAGAGCAATTTTAGGTAATAGAATTGGAACTGGTGTTGAGGCAGTGGGTAGTCTTATTGGTATTGATTTGAAGAGTGGTGGATCTGGGTACAATAGACCACCATTTGTAGAAATTACTGATGAATGTGGACAAGGATATGGTGCAGTTGCTAGAGCAGTAATTGATTATGATGAAGATTCTCCTACTTATCAGCAAGTAACTGACATATATGTTGTATCTGAAGGTGAGAATTATCCAATTAGAGATGATGAAGATAAAACACCAGTGGTTATTGATCGTGTTACTATTGTCAATCCTGGACAAGATTATGGTAAAGATGATAAAGTAACTGATGAGGATGGTAATGAATACACTACCTTTGTTGATAACTTAGGAAGGATAGTTAATGTTATACCACCAAGTTCTGCAATAGTTAATGTTAAGGAGATAACTAAGTTGCCAGAACTTAAAATTGATACAAGAACAGGTTATGGTGCTATATTGAAACCAAGATTAGGAGCAAGACCTCCATATCAAGGTGAAGTTAAGCAAGTTATTGATTGTGTCAGTTGAAATAAATAACAGAGTATAGGTAGTGTAAATGTCGAATAAAACATCCTGGCAAAGTAGATCTGTTGATTCTTTCGGACCTAACTTCAAAATAGAAACAGCAAGTCCAAAGTTTGGTATGGCTGGATCTAGAATATATGCCATAACTGGTAGTTCAGAAGCTGGTAATACTACTAT